ATATTTTTCCTTTGTTATTTTTGAAGTTTGTTAATCGAAACGAACGTTCATACCGTTCGCTCGTTTGGTTTCCTTTTCCATTTCCAGAACACCGCCTTCAAGAATTGAACGCCCGCCTTTTCCAGCCTCTGCAGCGCCACGGACTTGGTCCATAATGCTACGTTGGTGTTGAAGCGGATCTTCCAAGTGGAACATTTTCATCACTTCTTGATAGATGTCTTCTGGTAATTTAAATAAAACCATTTCGTTACAGCTAACACAGCCTTCAAACTTGCCCGAGCTCATCTTACCTAGCGATTCAAAGCCAACTCCGAGTTCTGCGGCTTTCACTGGTTCATAACCCAACGCCATGCGTTTGTCGATACTGTCATATGTGTTGGTTGTTGACAACCAGCACAAGTGCATTCCGGGGATTAATCCCTTTGGAATGTCTGGCAAAGCAGAGTTTTGCCATTTATCTCGGAACGCTTCGAGGCGTTCCCGTTTAGATAACTCTTCAGGATTTTCGGTACGTTCACGGGCTTCATGCGCTCGTGCAATCAAACGATCATCCACATCTCGTGTAATTCTTGAATTAGACATTTTATTTCTCCTTATGCGTTACGGTTTTCACGGTCAAATTTGGCGTAGGCTTTAATCATTCGAGCCCGTGCTGCTGGATTATCCCAAGCACCGGCATCTTTGATTGCCTGAACACGATCACGACTCAACGTGATGGTGTTTGCTGACTTCACACTAGGGCTGGCAGTTCTGCCATTAGCCTGTGGGCCAGCATTACGCTGTTGTCCCGTTTTACCTGCATAACGATGCGGCAAACGTGCCTTCAAACGATTATCTAACTCATCCCAATACTCAGAGTCAGACGGATCCCATCCATCTGCTGCTAATTCTTGGTCAATAACCTTGGCGATCTTGGAATCAGTATCCTTTGCACCAGGGTCATACCACTTATTTTTGTTTAGCCAAGTTTGTGCGTTACGCTGTACCTCATCAGACACAGGGTTAGGCACATTTTGTTTGGGCCTTTTAGCTTCTTCCAATTGTTGTTTTTTCAACGCTTGGACTTGGCTCAAACGAGTCTTCGCATCTTGCAATTGTTCCAAGTATTGAACTTGGCCAGCTGCATTATTCTGTTGCGAGGCCTCTAACAGTTTCATTTTGGCATATTCAACACGAGTTGCCTCGTCTTCAATCGCCTTATCCACTTGAGCAAACTGGTAAGATGCTGCAGTGTTCTCCACCGCCGCTACTCGCCTAGCCAACTCTTCATTACGTCGCTCTAGCGCCGCAATTTTATTCTTTGCTGAAATTTCGCGCTGGCGGGCCAGCTCTTTTTTCAGATTTCGTTCTTTACGACGGGCTTCGCGGATTTTGTCACGCTCATCACCACTATCGTCATCCGATTCTTCGTCTGCGTGGGCCTCTTCTTCATGATGCTCTTCTTCCTCGGCATCTTCTTCGGCTTTTTCTTCTAATTCAAGCTCTTCTTCAGCCTCAATAGCAGCAACAGCAGAACCGTCTTCTTTTTCCTTTACAGGAAAGATCTTTTCATCTTTTTCTGACATACTTTTTCCAAAGTTAATTAATCAACAAACGCTTTCATGCGCTGGGCAAAATCAAACGAGCGAATCTTGGAGATAATCTCGCGGGCTTGAAGTGTAATAAACACCACAGGAGCGCCACCATCATCAGGATTCACAACAAAACGGTCACCACCATATTTAATGGTACGAACCAGATCGCCAACTTGACACCAAGGGCCTTCAGGCCAAGGTTCCAGCGTGTCGGGGCTCTTATAGGCCAGCGGGCCAATCCCAATCACTTTGGCTACAGTTTCGTTAAACCGCAACGTTTGCTTGGTTTCATCAACCAAGATAATTCCACCCTTACTGGCTGTCTTTTCTCGGCGCAATTGCACCAATACTCGGTCACCAAGGATATCAACACCTGGATCTACAATCGGAAAACATTCCAACTCAGACCGTGTGTCAGGATCATCCTTCTTGTTATAATCAATTGCCATTCGGCAATCCTTTCTAGGCTATTCAGCCTCGTCATCCTCCGAAAGTAACTCATCAATGAGGAGTAAGGCTTCGGATACGCCCTCTCTTTTTCCTACAAGCTTTTGGTATGAATCAAAGCTATGGATATTAGTACCGGATGCAATAACTTCGACTAATTCTTTATCAACTTTTTTAAGTCGATGAATTAATTCTGAAATTAAATCTTTCATATTACAACTTATGCACAATATCGGGGCAATATGCCCCAAATATTAATAAAAGTTGCCGTGACCAACTTCTTTAAGGTTTTTATCAGGACCAATTTTCTGGCTTTTGGTCAATTTGGCTTGAGCTGCGCCAATTTTCCAGTTATTATCGCGGTGTGAGCCGCTGGGTCCTTGTTCTACCTTTTGATCGGGGCCGCCAGCATAGCCGGGGGTGCCAGTCATTTGATACGATTTGCGAAAACCGAGGTTCTTGTCCATTTTTATTGTCCTACTGGTGGTTGCTGGGGTTGTTGAGCCGGTTGCGCGGCCTGTTGAGCAGCCTGTTGCTGCATTGTGTTTTGATGTTGCGCCTGTTGTTGGGCAGCTTGCTGTTGTGCTTGGGCCTGTTGGTTAACTTGTTGGGCCTGTTGTTGGAAAGCTTGCTGCTGGATTGCTAAACCATGCTGGCGAATGTCCTCATTGGCCGCATCGATAGCCTGAGTGGCCGACATATCCTGTTCGTGTTCCAATTGCAGCTGTTGCTGGTCCATTTGAGCGCCTGCTGTGATGGTTGCAATCCGTTCCCGAGCAGAATTGTTGATGTTAGCCATCGCAATGTCAGTTGCATTACGTTGGTTGTCAATACTTGTCTGTGTTTGGTACTTGGTTTGCAAGTCAGCAACCTTTTGTTGCAACTCAGCGACCCGAATTTGGTATTCTTGCTGGTCTTGTTGCATTTGGGCTTGCAGTTTGGCTTGTGACTCTTGTGCTTTACGTTGCGTTTCAGCAGTTTGGGTCTGCACCAAAGCTTGCGCTGTCGGATCTTGCATCGCAGCTTGTTGTGCTTTCGACTGCTGCATTTGTTGGACCTTCTGCACCATGTCTTGCAACACGGGTTGGATGGGCTGGAACAATTGTTGCGAATCTTGCGACACCAATTGAGCTGCCAAGGCCAGTGCTTGTTGGGCTTCAATGTCCAAAGCACGTTCTTCATGCAATTTGAAGGTGTCTTTGCCGCCCGCTGCTTGGGCAATTTGGGCCCGCATCGATTGCAAATAGTGCAAAGTCAAATGTTGCTTGATGTGATCCAGTGCCAAAGGCGTAAAAACTGGGCCAATCATGGGGCTGCTGCCGTAATTTGGGTCTTGGTAGTAGGCCATATGCACTTTGATGTGCGACAAATGATCTTGATCTGGGTAAGCAGCCGCTGGACGGCCCATTGTCATGGACACATTTTCCAAAGCTGGGTTGGATTCCTTGACACCTTGAGGATTTGGCAAAATTTCCTCAACGTTTGGCACTTTCATTTGGTTTAACATACGGCTGTACACAGCACGAATGTCAAACATGCCTGGAGGCGCAGAGGTTGCCATCTGCAAAATGGCTTGAGTCTGGGCCATTCTCTGAGTTTCAGAGAAAATATTGGGGTCCGACACAGGGCGAATATCGTTGTTGTCAGCAAAATGGCGAACTTCAACCTCAGTGCCGGACAAATTGTCCATTTCTTCCAAGTACCAGTGATTGATACGGGAAAGAATATTGAGCGATTTAGCCTGTGCTCGGTGCAAGCGTGAGTGAATGCTTGAAAAAACCTTGGCTCCTTGCTCAATCAAAGCTTGAGTCGTGCCAACCGGAGCGTTTGCATTGATGTCACCGATTTTTTCTTCGCTTGTGGTGACCACTCCCTTGGCAGCATCTGTCAAGAAACCAAGTAAATTGTACAAAGTGCTAGACGGTTGGTTGAATGGCAACGGCATCGCCAATTTACGAACGTCGTCAACACCAGGTGAACCTTCAATTTCTACAACTTGGGTAGGCTCAATTCGATCACTTTGTCCAGAAATGCGTCCACCCTTGAGCTTAAGCATAGTCTGACTATTGCTAATGTGAGCAGCGTCCAGCAAAGCCCGAAGAGCGCCAGTAAGAGCGGCGGCAAGGCCACCAATAAGGTGAGGCAACCCAATAGCATACGCACCGCGCCAAGGAATAAATTTAAACTCGACATACCAATCCAGTTTAGTTAACTTCTCATCACCATACGCCCAGTTGCGGCGGATAGCCAGAATCTTGCTGCTTACTTCGTCAATCGTAATGATGTAAGGAGCGCGGCGACCTTTTGTTTCTTCGTCGTCTTCAAGTCGTTCGTAGCATGTAATTTCGAAGATTCGTCGAATGCCATCGATGTTAACAGACGGCATAGAACGACCTTCGATTTTGTCGTTTGCTTTTTGGGACTGTGTTTGGTCGTCAACGCTGATGTTGTCATAGAAACTCGCATTCTCCAAATCACGGTAGATACCTTGATCCACCCGTTGAAGATAAGTGTCTTCCGTGATATCTTGGACTTCAGTTGCTCGTTGGGCCGTATAAAAATTTGTTGCTGCATATGGCAGCAAAACATTGTCAATCGGAATCCATTCACACACCGGACGTTTTTGCTCTTCGTCAAAACGCCATTTCAAATATTGCGAACCGCCCAATGGCAATTGGGTCAGCAGTTGTTCCATCTCATCGCGGTACTCAGGGATTTGCTCCGAGAGTTGCCAGTTCATAAACTGGACTTTATGTTCAGCTACTTCTTGTCTGTTAGTATCCGCAATGCCTTTAATCTGCGACTTAACAATGCCTTCTGGTGGAAGAAGTTCTTTAGAGCTAGATGCAGCAAAGTCCACGCAAGCTTCTGCCATGACAGGATGCACAACCTTAGAAGCGCCATCAAAAGTTGCACCGCCAGGAGCGTCTTTGCCAAGACCTGTACGACGCAGTCCATCTTCGTACTGTTTATCACGCTCTTTACGTGCTTCTCGGTCAATGTCAATATATTCAAGATAAGTGTCGGCCAGCGAGGCAAGGAGCCCGTCATCCATTGTCTCTGCCAAGTTGGCATAGAACTCGGGTTTCTCTAATGGGCCATCCGTCTTTTTAAAATTTACAATAATTGAACCATCTTCCAGTTCAATAACGTCTTCGTCTAAACTGTCTTCTTGGTCATCGGAATCTAAACCCAATTCGTTTTCGATACCCTCAACGTAATCTTCTTGTTCCTCGCCCAACTCAACATGGTTGTTGGTTGCCAAGCCAGGAAGATTCAAACCTTGTTGAAGCGGAATAATTGGTTGCGCCATATTTATTTAAACCTTGGGGGTACATGACCGGCAGCAATCATTTCATGCTCCATTGCTACCGGATTTTTGTTTTCATTAAAATGAATACGCACATGTTCCAATTCATGTGGCTCCAAATCCCGACCATATTCCCGTTTGAAAAATTCAATGAATCGATCCAACTTGCTTTGTTGAGTCGAACCGCCGCCAGCCAAGGCAGGAATGCCAGCGGCTTGGAACATCATTTCTTGGGGCGTTTTAATTGGATTCATAATATCTATAACTACTAATGCACAAAATCAAGCCTGTGTGCCCTATTGTGCGTATGGGTTATATCTTTTTCTTCCAACCTCATCGGCATAATCATAGTCGCGTGGTGGTAGCGGATCCAACATGATCCACCCCGAGTCACGCAAAACCCGTAACGCTTGGGACAATGAATCCACATAATCATCATGCCCGCCCGATTCTGGAAACGAACACACTTGGCGCAAAAACCGTTTTGACCAATCTGCCGGTTCTTTCAATCGTTTTGGGTCTTCAGGGATGTACACCTTGCCTTTAGCTATCAAGGGGGCCACAATGTTCATACGCTGCACCTTATCAGCTCGGCCAGGGTTGTATCCCCTGATTGGCACACCAGCGCCTTGTAGCTCTTGGATAAGGCTAATACCCGCCGACTTATCTTCCATCAAAATAAGGTCGGCCTTCTTGCCTTTCGTAAACTTATTGTCGCTGCCGTACACCACTTCCTTAAAATCATTAACGACCCGCTTTCTAAGCTCGGGGTAAGATAGGTGGTTGTCCCATGCGTCCAGCAAGATCACACAAGTCCCAACGTCTGGCCGCTCAAAGATCCCCCACACCGTACATGCTGTTGGGTCATTGTGGGTTTTTTCTGATGTGGCAGGATCGTATGACGCAATCACATACTCCAAATCCGGTGTCTCTTTGTCTGCTGGCCACAGCTTGAACCATTTGCGCTTGACGATACCAACGTCTTCCGGATCCAAGATCTCGCCATAGATTTCTTGTTTGCCCAGATCCGTGCCTTCGTATGTCTCCAGCTGTTTGAAGAACGTGCTGGACAAGTTCGCTCTGTTATCATACGATGAGGCGTTCACCATGTACACATCGCCACCAACCTTACCCTCGGCCAGATCCACAATCAATTCCCGTGGCTTGGGGGTTGTTGTGATGATCTGCTGCACCCGCTCAATCTCAGGGTGGCGTAGACGCAGCGTAAACTGCATCTGATCATACGCATCGTCCAAATACTCAAACGCACACAACTCATCGGCCCAAGCGCCGTGGAATTGCTTACCTCGATACCGTTCTGGTTCCGAGGCAGGGATGCCTTGAATCAACGACCCATTGATCAACGTAATCTCAGACAACGACTTATTGTAGTCCTTGATCAGAGACTTGGGTATGATATTCAGCAATCCCGAATCCCCTTCAAAGCAAGTTGCCCGGATGTCGTTTGATGTAGGTGCTGTAACGAGCCATCGGGTTCCAGCATGTTTCCAAGCTCGGATCCCCACCCAATTACTTGCCGTGAATGTCTTTCCAGATCCTCGACCGGCAAGCATGAGGAATGTATCATACTCATTATCATCAGGCTCTCTTTGGTGCGGGAGCGCTTGGATTTGCCAGCGTACTTGCCATAATGCCGCATCAAGTTCTGACTTGGGCCAATGTGCGTTGTTCTTTGCAAAGTCTGCAAGTATTTTTTCCTGTTGCTTAGTTAACATATTGCTATAAACCCTTCCGCCGCCAAAAATGTACCACCATCAGTTTCAATATGCACACACGGCATGGGTTCCACTTCTTCAATTGCCGTTATAAATCTTCTTGTATATGCAACCCTTCCAATTCTCTTTTTTGTTTTATACATCAAATCCATACCAGTCCTGAAATATATTTCTCTGGCAAGATGATATTCAGGAGATTGAATCTGTGTTGTCACTATTCCAAGGGATTCGCACAAACCCCGAAATAAATGTGCTGCTTGAAAATTACGAGTCCTAAAATCATATCGATCTTTTTTTGGATCGTATGCATTAAACCGGCTCATTAATAAACCACGCAATAGTTCCATTCGTTGTTCAACAGAACCAAAATAATATTCTATTGGCAACTCTTTTGGAATTGTGGTATAATAATATTGCAACTGTTTAAGTATATTGGGTTCAGGTATTAATGATAGCTTTAATTTAATCTTGCATTTATAACCAAACTCCGCAACCTTGTTCTTAACAATTTCTAAAGTATCTGGTTTGCAGTTTAGTTTATTGGTCCTGACTTGGCTACCGTACCAATACCCCGCAATAAACGGCGGTACTGGAAAATCTTCGTGCTTGTATTGAATTGGTTTTGTGGCAGGAATAGAATACTCCAACCTGTTGCGTTCACAGCGCAAACCAAGTTCCAATAATTCGGGGATTGTAAATCGTTTGAGTTTTTGACGAAAGCGTTGTATGTTCTTGCACCGGTATAGTTGATGCCGATACCGTTCGTTCTCAACTTCAAAAGCAAGATGCTTATCGCCCTTGATCACAGACCCATCATGCAGCGTCACCTTGTACATCTGCTGTGGTGTGTATTCTTGAACCAGTGTGACTTGCTTCGGTAGTCCATCCGGACCGTACAAATAGTCTCC